TACGCCATTAATGTTTATGGTATAAGTCCCAGCCGTGGCAAGAGAAGTAGCTTGTTGAACAAAACCAGTAATTGTAAAAGGGTCTTTAGCTTTAGCCACTAAGACATAAGTCGTGCCAGCAACTGGAGCCGAAGGAACTCTTGCGGCTTCAATTTGTGAAGGTTTTAATGCAGTGCCGTAAGCAATCGACCATTTAGTTGTAGTAGGTCTTTCAATAAGTGCTTCGCCAAATTGGTTTAAAGTTGTATTGCCATCAAGTGTTTCTGCGCCTTCTTTAACAAAATTAATAGCACCAACTCCCAAATTTCTAACTTTACCGAAAAAGCCTGTAGTTGTTGGGGTTGTTGATTGCTGAGGGAGCGTAACAGTAATTGGTGATGCGTTATTAAAAGTAATTAATTTTGCATAATCATCATCAACTAGAGTGTAAGTCGTGCCAGTTTGCGCATTGACAGCTTGTAAATATTGGAAGCCGCCATTTACAAAACTACTTTTAGCTCTATTTATGCCATCAACTTGAAGCACTAAATCTTTTCCCACGCCAGTGCCAACTTTTGCAGAATTTAAGCCACAATGATTATTTGTGCCGTCAGAATGGACTTGTAAAAATGAAGAATTATCAGCATCAGAACCATCGTGGCAATCTATGCCAGCAAGTCTTGAAGTTCCATTTGGCAGTATAGGAATTCGAGTGTTGCCGTTTACAGTTGATGTTTGAAGGGCAAGGCGGTTTGTACGAGTTGCGTTTGAGAAATCGCCAGTAATATCTAAGCCGTTTCCGCTAAAATTAAGACTGCCAGTCATCGTGTCGCCAGCTTTATTTACTGGTATATAATCAACACCAGTTTCAAACTTAACCCATTGATTAGCTGTGTTATAATAAACCCAATCGCCAACAGTAAAAGTAATGTTTCCAGCTCCAAAGTTAACAGTGCCTCCAACAGAAACGACATAGTAATAACCTTGAACGCCAACCCCATTTGTTAAGGTTGGGGTATTGGTCGAAGCATTCCAAAACCCTTGTTGTTTTAAGCTATTATCTTCTAGCAAGCTTCCTAATAATCCTAGCATATTTATTCAAAATTAATGTTAATGGCGTTTAGTTCTTCTAAAGTTGTGCAGGCAGCAATGTCAATTTTCCATTGTTTAGCTTTTAAGCAATTTTTAGAAACATTTGCGTCGATTGTGCGACCGTATTTAATAAAAGCCGCTGCTTGCCAATCAGTGCTTTCAAGATAAGTTTGACATTGAGCTATTTTAGTAAGTTTAGCTTCTGCTAAAGCATCAAAAGCTTCAACAACTCCACCATCAGCAATCCATTTTTGAACTGCTTGGTAATCAGAGTTGTCTTGCGCAATTGGCACAGACATTGAGTCATTAACCAAGTAGCCGTTTTTTTGTTTTTGAACTTTTGTAATTTGCATGAATTTAAAAATTATAATTCAGCGGAAGCTGTATATTGTGTTGAAACTCTTTCAGCATTACTAACGCCAACCGCTCCATCAATATTGAATTTGCTGGTGTTAATAAATTCAGCACCAATTGATAAATTTGTGTTTGCACTTTCGTTTCTTACTGAACCAGTTGCGCCAGTTATTGGATTATACACGACAATTGTAGGCGTTGTTCTTTTAAGAGTTTTAAAAAATATGTTAATATCATAAACCGTACCAACTGCCCTTGTGGTTATTTTTCCAGTTCCAGCAGTATCTCCGAGAGCAGTATCTAAATCGTAGCTTTTTTCAAAATATCTTTGGCAAAGAGCTGCCTCTTGTTGAATAGTTCTTTGCTCAAAAGGTGTCGCATATAAACCTAGTTCTAATTGACATCTTCCGATCGTAAAAGTTCCTGATGTTTGAGCTGCAACTGAAAATTCAATTTCAATACCAGTTGTGGCAGCTAATGGAATTGAAATATTGGCACTATACTTTGTTAAAGTTGATGTTACGGTAAATGTTCCTGTAGCTATTTGCGTTCTTGTTGGCGAAGCTAAAGTTCCAAAACTATCATTTGAGTTTGCATAATAAGCCACCCAAGTAACGGCGGTAAGTAAAGAATTTGCCAAATTAACAGAAAGCGTTGCAACGTTATTTGCTAAAAATTGTGAATTTGCAGATTCAATTCTTTGGGCAAAACCAATTTTTGTAACAGAAGCCGCTCCTGTAAATCTGTAATTAAAGGCATTTGGAGTTGTTCCTGCAACTCTTTGACCAGTGACATTTGCGCCTGTGCAATAAGCATACCACCGATCTACAGTATAAGCTAAAGCGGCAGCGGCAGTAATTGTTTGTGCTGCGCCAGCGTTTCTTTGGTCAATTTGCATACCTCCATTAACAATTGTATTTCTAAAACTAGGAGAGTATAAATAATTGACGGGCAGGCTATTTACTAGACAAAATGCAGTTCCATTATATCTAAAAATCAAATCTTGACTTGTAGAAATTTGGTTAGCTACCAAATCAGTTGTACCATCTTCTTGTTTTAAATTCTTAACACCAGCAGAATTGACGTTGACTGTTGAAGCTCCAGTGTTTGCATTTCCCGCGCGGAATTTAATTTCCATTCCGATAAAATAGCCTTCGCCAGCTCCGCTACTAACTGGTGATTTAAAAGGTGAGATTGAGGTTAAAACATAAGCGTTGGCAGTGCCAGAATCAGTAAAGAATTGACCGCCGCTTGAATAACGAGCCGCACCAATTCCCATTTGGTTAAGATTGCTAGTCGATGGAGTCTGACCGCTTGTAGTAATAAAATTATCTATACTTGCGAGTTGATTCCATTCGTTTGCATCTACTGAATCGCCGTCTACTTTTGATGAGTTGAAATCTGCCATTTTGAAAAAATGTTAATTAATTTAATTGTTAAATATCTTTTTAGCTTTATTTGACAAAACTAAAAACTAGGATTGACTATATCTAAAAAATAATTGGGTATTCGCTGGTTTTAATTTGTTAAAAAGACATTTTAGAATAGTTGGTTGTTGTGCTGTTAGTTTGAATGGTAGAGTCAAAGGAAAGCCTGCAGGTTTTAACGAAGCGGGCAGCGTAATAACTATTGTGAAGGGTGCTGACGCTTGAGAAATTAACAAGAAAGGCAATTGCAATGGAAAAGTTGAAGTGTCTATACCATTTGAAACTTGAATTGAGTAGCCTAAAATTGCCGCAACATTTTTAAATTGTTTTGCCGTGCTTACATTAATTCCCGACAATTTGAGCAAGACATTTAATCTTCTTTGCTCTAAAGTTGAAGCAACGGCAATGCAAGAATCAGGAATGCCAACAAAGCCTTCCCATTCTTCAATTAGTGATGTTGTATTGTTGGGGTTGTATTGGCTCACAACATCATTTAAGCTACTTCTGAAATTAAGCCATTCACTAGCAAGCCCTAGCAAAACTTTTCTTAAAATTGAATCTTCTTTATTTTTTGCGACGTGTAAATCATCATCTCTTAAATATTGCGCTAAGACGCTGGCTTGCTGCGCTTGAGTTCTTTCTTTAAACATAAGTAATAGTTCCCAATGTGGCTAGTTGACTATCTGAAATAGAGGTGGTTGAAGAAGGCGCAGACAAAGCAAAAGTTGGTGAGTTGCCATCTTCATCAATTACGCTGTAAATTAGACCGTTTATTTCGTTAAGAAGAATATCACCACCAACATTTACCGAAGCACTTTTAAAATAATCAGTTAAGGTTTCAGTAATTGCCGTTTTCATTGCTGTTGTGCTTGGGCTTAAGCTTGAAAAGGTAATTGCGATTGGCACAGCGGTTGGGGCAGCTACCACAACATAGCTATCGGGCGTATTGGCTGGCTTAATTCCGTTATCTTCGTCAATAATTGCATTTTTAACAGCATTTACTTGAGCGGCAGTTGGAATTATATTTGAGTCGTTATCGCGAACAAAATAAATCGTCACATAACCAGCCGAAGGCGTTGCGGTCTGAACCCAAATTCTAGTCACGCCAGCAATATTTTCTTTGATAAAGACTGGCAAACCCGAAGCTGTAAAAGGTGCGGTAAAATTTGAAGTTCTTTCCGAAAGTCTTGCTCGCAATTCTTCGTCTGTCTCAATATCTAAGCCTAAAGAAGCCCCATCATATGGAAGGTAGCAAGTGTTATCGACGTTGACAATTGGCGAAATTAAACTTAACTGCGAACCACCAGCAGAGTTTCCATTTTCGCCATATTCAACGGCTTTGATAGGGACGTAAGCAGTTGCAAAACTAGCTGATGGCGAACCAGTGGCTGGAGTTGCTGGACTTCCCAAAACTTCGTAAGTAAATTGAGTTGGCGAAATAACGCTGATTGTAGCAGTAATATTATATTGCGATTGAGACGCGCCAGCTATTATAACAGAGACTCCAGTCGCAAGATTATGTTCGGAAGTAGTTGTAACTGTTGCTGTTGTGCCGCTTCTTGTCAAAGAAGAGATTAAGATTGTTTGAGCTGAAATAGTTCCTAAACTTTGCGTTTCATATTGAAAACCATCAGCCTTTTGAATTGCGGTGTTAGTCGGAATTAAGGTTGTCGCAATGCCTGTAAAAACAACAAAACCCTCTGCTTGCACGGCATCTTTTCTATTTATGCCAAAGAACGAAGCCCAAAGTTCTAAATAATCACCAGTTGCGGTTTGCGGAAATAGTTGTTTTAAAACTTCCTGAATGTTATCGTTGTTTTCATCGAAACCAGCAGCCATTGAATTAACTAAGCCCAAAGCAAAGTTATTTCTAATGTTTGGATCGATGTGCTTTGAATTGTCAGTTTGACCAGCGTTAACAGCTAAACTCAAAGCGTTTGCAATTCTTTGTTGAATTTGTGATATTGATGAAAATTCAATCATAGATTTACAAAAAGATTATAGTATTTACTGTTTGATTGCAACTTATTGACTAATTCTATTTCAAGATTTATTTGAGTATTAGACTTAGTCGCCGTTATGTTTGTTTTAGAAATTATTGCGTCATCAATTAACCATCTTAAGCCTTCGTTAACCGCATTTTCTAGCAAGGTTAAATTTGCTGCTGTATTCTTAGCTTGGCTTGTATATAACCAAAACAAAGAGCCTACTTCATAACCACTAACGCGGCTAAATTGATTGGTAAAATGACCTCTTCTTAAAGTCGGCTCATTTAATTGGTTAGCTCTTCTCTCGCAAAAAACAGACATGTAAAGAGCGGTATCAAGACTATTGGTCTTGGCAAAGTCGCCATTCTCAATATCTAAATCCCAATAACCTTTCGATTGATTTAATTTTAAATCTACTGCCATTTTTCAGTTGCTTTTTTAAAGCGGAAAACTAACTTAAATTTTCGATCAATCAAAACTAAAAAATATGATTTATAAGGGATACATCACCGAAACAGACGGCACTTATGCAAAAGTGGTTTCATTGCAGGACGAAATCTTTGATGATGTGCTTTTGCTTTACCCTTATGGCTTTCAATCCAAAGTTAAGCCAAGTGAATCAACTTTGGTGCTTATTTTTTGCGCGTTGGGAAGTAAAACAAACGCGTTCGCGATTCCTTATGATATTTTAACGCAATCAACTCTTGAAGCTGGTGAAGCTGAAATCAGAAATAGAGTATCGGGCAATGGATTTGTCGCAAAGGAAACGCAAAATGAAATTGAAGGCAATGTTGTAATCAATGGAACTTGTGAGGCTAATTCTTACAAAGTATCGGGGCTTCAAGTTGTAGGAAGTCAAGGAGTTGCAATTACTGATGCAACGGATTTGGCAACGGCAATAAGTCAGTTAAATTTATTGCTTGCGGCGGTTAGAACTCATGGACTTATTGCAACCTAAGAATTAAATAATTATGAAATTAAAACTAGCAGAATACAAAGACGGGAAGTTTGAAAGGTTTTTGGAGCTTGAATTAAAAAATGGCTCGTAGAATTAAAAGAATAAATTAGCTAATCAACCCATCCGCAAAGCTATTGCCAAAACTATTAACGCCTTCGATACTGAAAGCGCCTCTCTCAACAATATCTAAAGTTGTAAAAGAGCCTTGCAGACTTTGAGAAAATTCAACGCCTTGGATTAAAAAGTTGCCTTGCACTTGCGCAGTGTAATCAATAATATTGACTAGCTTGTTAGGCTGCCAAACATTCTTACCAGAATAAAAACCAACAACTTTGCAGGTATATCTCGAACCTTTCGCCCTTCTTAGGTTGACGTTCCACTCTGCCAACGCTGTCAAAGACTTAGATTGCGAAGCGCTGTCCATTGTTATTCTTTTTCTTCTAGTCTTTCTTATACTTGGGTCGGTCGCAGTTCCTTTTTGTGAAATTCCAGTTGTTGTGTGGGTTTTGTTGTTAGACTGAGAATAAACTTCAATCACATTAAAGCGATTGATTGTTGAAAGGTTTAGACTGGCAGATAAAATATTATTATTCTCAGTGAAGTCATTTATCAAAAAGTTTTTAACAACATCGCTATCTTCTCGTATTATTTCTAAATCGCCGTTAGGATTGATCTTAAGTAATACCTGAAGTTTCTTTGCGTATCTATCAAGAAAATCAAAAACACTATCACCTTGCTCTGTTTTGATGGTTTCTGTCGGCTCTAAAGTTAAAGTCCCAACTCTGTTTATTACCTTTATTGAATAGCCGTTGTCAGCTAGAACAAGATTAATTAATTTAAAAAAATCTCTTTGAATGTAAGATTTTTGACGAATTGAAGAATCAATTAAATCACCACCAATATCTCGACCAGAAACATTAATTGAATGAGAACCTGCCGAGTAAGAAATATCTAGAGACTCAATGAAACCTGTCACAACCAAATCATCACCAACAAAAACCCTTGCTTGCTGTCCTAGCTTTAAATCGTTTTGGATGATGCCTAAAGAATTTTCTTTTACTGTGGTCGAAAATGAAAAACTAGAAGAAAAGTTTTCTAATGCGCTATTGACCCCAACGTCCGTGAAGCCTTCATACTTTATGCCAGCTACTTCAAGCAATATCTTAGACATTTGTCAGGATTTTAATTGTGCCTTGAACTTGAGAAGTATCGCCAAAGCCGTTTAAAAGTTTCAAAGTATCTTTTAAATCAAGTGATCCATAGAGCTTATAAGTTAGAACATTTAAGCTAATTGGATTCAATATTTCATATTCTGCGACATTAGGCAAACTAATTGCCAATTGAGAAAAAATATTTGTCGCCTCGATTTTCATTTCAACCAAACCATCGTAAAGCGCGCGATCAATGCTAGGTAAGGAATTAAAGCCATTTTCAAGTTGGCTCACCACTTGGTTTAACTCATCTAAATTTGAATAACTTATATTAGCGGCAGCATCGTATGCAGTAGCTAATGCGGCGACATTAATAAAATTATTTATTTGATCTTGGTTTGCACTAATGTCTTGCTGTAGTTGTGATTTTCCGTTAGCTTGCTGGTCTCTTTGATTGAATCCAAAAAGCCCTGTGGTTGTGTTAAATAAATCTTGCGAGTTATTGTAGGCAACGGCTAAGTTATCAAAAGCTGCGCGAAGGTTAGAGGCAAGAACAGAAGGCGATTGAACCAACTTAGTTGCGCTGTTTACTATCTGATTAATTGAGGTTGCGAAATCTGAAAAGGTATCAGCAGCGCCTTGAATTTGTCTTGCTACTCGATTGACTTGGTTTGCAGATTGTTTCAAAGTTTTTACCGCAGAATCAAACTTGGCTTTTGAATTTTTGACAGTTTTAAACCCAGCGTCAAAAGCCGCCTCATTGCTACCGAGAATTTTAGATTTAAGATTAGCTAGAAATCCTTTGTTTCCAGTCGTGGCAGTTGGTAAAACATTCAGCGAAGCAACTTCAAACTCAATTGAAAACTTGGTAATGCCTAGCTCTTTGACGCTTTCATTAAAATTATAGCTAACACAAACAACTTGTAAATCACCCATTGAAGGGTGAATTAGAGTTCCAACTCCGCTTTGATCTAAAGCGCCAATTAAAGAATCTCTGTCGGCGTAAGAAACATTGTCATCAGTAATTACGTTTAGACTAAATTTCTTTTCTAGCCCGCCCAAATCCTCAACATAACGCTCTTTTTTATTTGGGTATTCGTGAGTTGTTGTTTTCCTGCCACCAGTTCCATTTGAATCTTGGTAAAAGAAACCAGCATCTCTAAATTGCCCATCGGGCAGTCTTGCGGTATTATATACAGTCATTTAGCCCCCCGCATAAACAGTATTCAAGCCAACAGGCAAGAAATTGTTAGGTCGCGGAGTGAAGCCAGCACTTGATCCTTTTGGAAGTCCTTTAATGTTCACATCTAATTGACCGCCAGCTGTCATTTGTTGAGGTTTATT